ACGATGGTTGTGCTTCGTGAGAAGTACGCACTGAACCGCCAGGTTGGTTACAACGCATTTATGCGAACCGACGCAGAATTACTTGACGCGGGTACGAACCCGATCAAGGTTCTGGATCACCCAACCTCGTAAGGCTGGGGGGAGTAATCGGGCGGCCTCTGTATGGGGGCCGCCCATTTCTGGAGAACAAGATGTTGCCGAAAACTGATGCAGCGGGTGTCCGGGTGAAGATGATTGTTGATGTCCCTGGTCTTGGCAAAGCGGGTGAGACGGTGGAACTTGCAGGCAGGCAAGCGGTGAGAACGCTGCGTTCTGGCCGGGCCGAGCCGGTGGTTTCAAAACCTGTTGAACGCGCAGAGAAAAGAGCATCCACACCGAAAGCGAAAAAGAAATCTAAAAAGAAGTAGACTTCCTCAACATGGCTCCAGTTGCCACAAAAGAACCCAGGCGACGACCGAGCCAGGAGCGCAAGTTCGTCCATGAGCCACTTACGCCTTTCTGGGAAGGCGAAACCTGTGTGCTTGTCTCTGGAGGGCCAAGCCTGAGCATCGGGCAGATTCATACTGCCAAAATCGCCTGGGTGGAAGGACGTACCAAAGTCATTGGGGTTAATGACGCTTACCGCATTGCCCCCTGGATAAACGGACTGTACGCCGCCGATATTCGTTGGTGGGACCATCACATCGAGGAAGTTCGCAAGACCCACATTCCGTTGCTGTGGAGCCAACACGATAAAGCCTGTAAGCAATACGGGCTGTGGTTCACACCGGGACACTCACAAAATCCACATGGCCCAGGATTATCGCTCGACCCGAATTACATTCGCTTTGGACACAACTCCGGGTTCCAGGCGTTCAACATTGCGGTGCTTCTCGGCTGTAAGAGAATCATCTTGCTGGGCTACGATTACACGATGGGTGAGGCCGGAGAACGACACTGGTTTGGTAATCATCCATCACCGATGAACAAAGCGCCTGACTACGATTCCTGGGCGAAGTGTTACAACTCCACGGTCGATATTCTTGACGACATTGGTTGCGAGGTCATCAACTGTTCGCCACGATCCATCATTGACTGTTTTCCAAAATCAACAATAGGGAAGGTGCTGGGATGAACGAAGAAACAGAATATTGGCGCGGTGTTTATTCAAAAATCTACAGCCAGGTAGACAACTACCATATGAGTGATGCGCGGCTCATTGATTCGATCCGTTACACAGAACACTGGACGCCTGGGAAGTTACTCGATATTTCCTGCGGGGCCGGCGAGTACATCATGGAAATGAACACACGCGGGTTTGATTGCCAAGGGACTGAACTTGCCGAACCACTGCTCAACGAAAATGTCGCCTATGGCGAAATCGGTTCACTTAATTTTGAAGAAAACGAATTTGATTACGTCACCTGCTGGGATGTTCTTGAACACTTGCCGCCAGGTGATGAGGTCGAAGCGTTAGCGGAAATGAAGCGCTTTGCCCGGTATGGCGTGGCGATGTCTGTGAACAACAAGGATTCCAAATCTCTTGGGGTGCAATTGCATATCAACAAAAAGCCCTATGACGAATGGCAAAAGATTGTTCGGGATGCATTTGTTGGTTGGGAGGTAGAGTATTACGGGGTGAGGGTATCACCAATACTGGTGTGCCAGAGGTTGATTAAAGAAGAAGCAGAGTCAGGAGAAATGTGTATGGCAGGTTTAGACATAACTGGATACAGGGACTACGCGAATCGGTTAATTAAGGCTCAGTCGAAACTTGGTGAAGCAAACCGGATCACAGCGTTGTGCGATGAAATTGATCGGTTGCGCGGGGAGGATGAAGCCCCAGAGCCGCCGCCTGAGCCAGACAACGAACTTATCTCAGAAAAATGAAAGTTGGCCTCTATCCGAGGTTGCCGCATTCTGTTGAGTCGATGGAATGGTTGGCCGCCGGGATCAGGCGTCACGGTGATGAAACTATCTGGGGAACTATCAACGGCTCCCTGAAGACTGATTTTCATGTGTTCTGGGGGAATCGTTATACGCAACTGGCGAACGGCGGCCCGTTCCTGGTCCTGGAAGCCGGCTATGTAAACGCCAGTACCGGCAACTACCACCTTGATCGACGCAAGTTTTATTCCCTCTCGCTGAACGGCATGCATGGCAGGAGTGTGAAACTCCCAGCCGGACCCAAAGACCGCAGGGAGAAGGTGGGGATGATGCCCACTGCCGAGTGGAAATACGGCGGCGAGAACGTGTTGCTGATCGAACAGTTACTTCGTGATGCGGTGTGTGGTGACGCATATCGAAAATGGTGGTCTTACATCAGGGATTCGATGGACGCGCTGAAGATCCCGTATCGAATCAGACGACATCCGGTGAATGCAGCCTCAAAGAACACTCTTGCAGAGGATCTGGAAGATACGCGGGTGATGGTGACTTGGTGTAGCACCTCCGCTGTGGAGGCTGTGCTGGCCGGTGTTCCGACCGTGGCGTTCGATGAATACTCAGTGGCCTGGGATGTTACCTCTCACGATTTGATTGAAGAACCTTGGCGTGGCGACCGAGAACAATGGTGCTACGATCTTGCCTATCGCCAATGGACTAAGGGCGAACTGGCGGGTGGCGCAGCATGGGAGTGGTTTAAGTATGCGATGGAATGTAACGACAGGGCCGACAACTGAGCCACTTACCCTGGCTTTAGCGAAAGCGCACCTGAAAGTCGAACACAGCGAAGACGACACCATGATTACGGCCATGATTATCGAGGCCAGGAGTTGGTGCGAACAGTACACGCGCAGAGCATTGATCGAGCAGACGGTGACAGTGAACCTGGATGTCTGGCCGATTGCCTCAACCTTCAATCCGCAGACGGCCATCACACTGCCCCTGGGCAAAGCAATGTCAGTCACGACATTCACCCACGTAGACAGTGACGGCGCTACGCAGGCGTTATCAGGACCATCTGACAGCCCGGTTGGGACAGACTGGCAGGAAGATTTGAGCGATGCCTATGGTGGCGTTCTGTGGCCGCCCTATGAGTCGGCGTGGCCTGATGCCAGGGAGCAAATGAGTGCGATCACGATTGTTTTCCAGGCCGGGTATGGAGCAGCGGCGAGCGCCGTTCCCCAGGAACTAATCAGCGCCATCAAGTACAGGCTTACTGAACTTTACACGTTGCGTGGGCCGACTGATCTTGGCACCAAGGCACTCGCCGGACAGTGGCAGGAAGCGGCACATATGATGGCGAGGAAGTACCGAATCAATCCGTTCTAATGACCGCTATAGGAGACAAGACAGAGAGGGTCATTCTTTACAATCAAGTTCATCTGAATGAAGCCGGCGCGTTCACACCACGGCAGGCTGTTTGGCTGGCACAGGGGATGACCTGGGCAAGTTCCAGGATGTTGCGTGGGGATGAACTGAACAGAGAGAGCCATGTTGTCGCGGAATACACCCATGAGTTCAAAATGAATTATCACCCGATGTTGAAAGCGATGACTCCAAGTTGGCGTGTTGCAATGATTACTGCGCTGGTTTCTGTCGGCACGTTCACCGTGGATACCTCGCTATTCTTTCCCAGCCCATCACCGCTGCCGTTCCTCGGACTGAATGTTGAGCCGTTTTCTGATACCTACCAGACCGGCGATAACAACAACGGGTTCATTGCCGGGGAAGATATTTTATTTAACAGGACGAATGAGGCCGGGCCGAGAACGATTGTCCGGCCTTTAAGCCTTAACCTTGGGTTCGATGATCTGTGGTACTTCCAACTGAGTCCCTTTCCGTACACATACCCAGGCACACAACCAAGTGTTTATTCCGATGGCGATACCGTTGAAATCATGCGCCCAACACTGCGTAAGTTTGGGGTACTGCACGTTATCAACGTTGATGAGGCGAACAAAGAGTTTGAAGTGCTTGCCAAGCAAACCCTGACCGATATGGAGGGGTTTGTACCAACGCTATGACTATGGTCGGCCCAAAAACTAAGCGACTGGTGATCCAGGAGAGGGTCATAACGCCTGATGACCGTGGCGACCCGGTGACATCGTGGAACACGATCGGCACCAGATGGGGGTCAGTGCAGGGGATACGCGGGGCGGAGAAGTTCACAGCGGCGCATGTTGTGGCTGACGTAAGTCATCGGGTGCGAATGAACTACGACCCACTGTTGCTCACCATAACGCCAAGTCATCACTTGCTGTTGAGCCGGCAGGACAGCCCGGAGACGTTCAGAACGTTCGACATATTCTCGATCGTGAACATTGACGAAGCGAATGTTGAGTTTGAGATTCTGGTAACGGAGACCTACGAGTAATGGGCGGCAGAATAGACATTACGAATGATTGGGTTGGGTACAAAGACCTTACGAAATTGGTGGAACAGTCATTGCCAAAGATGGGGGCCACGCCAAAGATTTATTACAACGGCATGAAAACCGCTGCCCAGAGAACCATAATTCCGAGAGCCAGGGGCGGGTTTAGAGCGCTCGGCAAGTCTGGATCACTTGCTCAGGCCATGAGGGCGTATCGGTGGAAGGCCGCCGAAAGAAAATTCAAGTTCGAAGTCCATACCGGGCCGAAGCGGTCGATGCGCAATGCGCTGATAAAGTACCTGGCGTATTGGCGCAAGCGAGTCAGGCCAGCCACGTTCAAGTACGGGATCAGGCATGCTCACCTGGTTGAGTTTGGACACAAGATCAAGGGCGGTGGTTCGGTTCCTGGCAAGCACGTTTTGGAACGGGCAGGGGCAGTTGGGAGTTTGAGTTTCAGTAGAGAGTTTTTCAATTCGTGGGATGAGGTCATACAGAGAGAAGTGCGCCGGATCATGCGTAAGAAAACCAGAGAGAGGCAGAGATAATGCCTGACTTGGGCCAAGGGCTGGTTGCCCACCTGTCTGTTGACGCCAACGTGCAGGCCGAGTTTGGCAATCCGGTCAGGGTCTATCGTGAGCATATGCCACAGGAACCTACGTTCCCGACAATCGTGTATTCACGAACTTCGACGCAGCGGCAACTCACCCTGGATGGCCCGATAGGGCTGACAGTTGCACATATGTCTGTCGATATTATTGGCAAAACCGGACTCCAGGTTTCTGATGGTGCGGTGGCTGTAAAAAATTCTTTAGATGGCGTGACAGGCGACTTAGGCGGCGTTAGTGTCCAAGTTGTTTACTACACAGACGAATCTGATTTCTCGACATTCGAGGGAGACATTGAGTTTCGGGTTATCAGTTTGAGCCTTTCAGTCATATTGAATGAATAGGTATCAGCACAGAGCATGGAGATTCTATAAATGCCTACATTAGCAAAAGCCGGTATCGGCACAACCTTCTCGGTTGGTGATGCTGCGAGTCCAGAGGTTTTCACTGCGATTGGTGAAATCACTTCGATTACAGGTCCGGCCAGGACAGGTGAAACAATCGAGGTCACTGCGCTTGATTCCACTGGCGGGTACAAGCAGACCATCACCGGACTGAAAGACGGCGGCACCGTAACTCTTGAACTCAATTACATCAACGTGGCAGACCAGAATCAGATGAGTGCTGATCTGGACTCCGGTCTTGAGAAGAACTACCAGATTGTCTGGCCGACTTCTCCGACGCGAAGTGCCACGTTCGGGTGTGTGGTTTCGGGCTGGGATCAGAGCGCGACACCAAATGAGGCCCTGACAGCCACAGTCACATTGACGATTAGCGGCCAGGTCACTTACGCCTAATGCTCTAACGCTGATAGCGGAGACGGTGTTATATTCGCACCGTTTCCGCTTTCGTTGGAGTAAGAAATGCCTGCTAAGACCAAGAGCAAGAAAGTACAGCCACTCACTGCCGAATCTATCTTCTCAAACCGCACCGTTCGGATGGAGCGCGTCAAGGTTCCTGAATGGGGCCGGGATGTATGGGTGCGAGAACTGGCAGCCGCAGATGGCGGTGTGATTGGGAATATATCTAAAACCGATGGCCTGGATGTCGCCTCCATGATTTCAACCGTTTCCAAGACGGTTTGTAATGAAAGCGGGGAACTCATCTTCACCACCAAGGAACACCGGGAAAAACTCGGCAAAGAGTCGTTCGCAGTGATTCAGCGCTTGTTTGTGAAAGCGATGGATGTCAGCGCAACAACGACTGATGGGGTGGAGGCGGAAAAAAAAACCTGAAGAACACCCCATTCCTGATATTAAAGCATCGGCTTGCACTGATGCTGGGAATGACGGTAGAAAGACTCGACGCCGAGATAGGTGGAGTGTCGGGCTATGTTCGGTGGATGGCATATTTTGAACTTGAGCCACCGGAGCATTCTGCGTGGGAGCGAAGCGCCTCAATAGCATATACTGTCTATCGCATGCAGGGCGGCAAGAAGTTGAACCGCGAAGACTTCATGCCGCAATATGAATCTACGGGTGAGGACAAACTCAATCAGCAGATGATGATGTTCGAAACCCTTGCTGGGGGCGGCAAAAATGCCAGATAGTGCAAGTACCATCCATCTAGTCTTAGATGCGAACACCGCCAAATTCATGGCGAATGTTAAGACCGCTGCGGATAGGTGGGCCAAAGACAACAAGCGCATGCGGTCCCAGGCCAAACGGACCAGTCGCGGTGTCAATACAGCCTTCAACAAAATAAAGTTCGCAGCAATCGGATTGGCTGGCGCACTCGGCGTCAGGGAACTGAAGCAATACGCAGACACCTGGCAGCAGGCCGAGAACCTGCTGAAGACTGTTGTGCAAACCACTGAAGAACTGGCGCGTATTCAGGAGCGTGTTACCCAGACTGCAATTGATACACGCACCAGTTTTGAAGGCACCGCACAACTCTATTCGCGGTTGGCACGATCGGCGCGTGACTTGGCAATCACTGAAGACGAATTGTTCAAGATTACTGAGACGGTCAACAAGTCGATCGCGCTGTCAGGCGCAACCGCACAAGAAGCACGGAACGGCATAATCCAATTTGCACAAGGTATGGCAAGTTCGAGATTAGCCGGCGATGAGCTTCGAGCAGTTTTGGAGCAATTACCGAGACTTGCAATTGCTATTGCCGATGGCATGGATGTCGGCATTGGTAAGTTACGTGAGCTTGGCAAGCAGGGAGCGCTCACAACTCCGGTTGTTATTGAAGCGTTACGCAAACAGATTCCGCAGATTGAGAAAGAATTTGAATCGTTCATCCCCACTGTTGAACAAACCTTTGAAAACCTGAAGACCCAACTGATCGTGTCTGTCGGAGACCCTTTGTCGAAGTTTCTACAGCCGACTTTCAAATTGTTGAGTGATGAAGTTGTTGACCTTGTGCAAACAATAGCGAGCCTGGACACGGCTTGGGAGATTGCAGGCGCAGTTATCATCAACGTTATTGACGCAATAGTTTTTGCGGTTGATTCATTCGAGATTGCCTTGCTCGTTATCGAGCGCATATTGGGTGAAATCGAGGCCAGGTTCAGGGAACTCCGTGGCGAGGAAGCGATGGAGAACCAGATCGACCAGGCAGTTCGATTGACCGGACAGATCCGCGCCCTCGAAGAAATGCTCAAGACAGGGAAAGATACCTTTGGCAAATTTCTTCCGGCTGGTGCGTTCGCGTCACTGACCGCTGAACTGGAGGACTTGAGACAGCAATTCGGTCAACTCCCGCCAGAGGCACAGAAACTTGCTGAACTTGCCGGGCAAATGAAGAACGTCGGGCGGGAAACCAGTGAGACAACGGATGCTATCAATGCCACAGCAGCATCACTGACCAAGGCGACTGGCGATCGTGTGCGGTACGCGAAATCACTACAGGACGAAGTGGCTCACGGACAGGCGTTAAGAACGCAATACCGGGAACAGAAAGAGGAACTTAATAGTCTTGGCGATGAGATAAACCAGATTGCGCGAGACATCAAAGAGGCTGGTGGTGGCGAGTTGTCACTGGACTTTGATCTGGCGTCTGCGCTGGCTGGCATAGACACCACTGCTGTCGATCAGATTGCGGCAGCCTTTGACAAGGTTCTGGAACCGCTGGCGCGGCTTGGCACAGCCCCAGGGGCAATCCAACTCACCAACAAGTTGAAGGTACTGAAGCAGGAAATCATTGCTACTGCCACTGAGGCCAACAAGAACCTTGTCGTATTGAATCGAGAGAAGGCATTACGGGTTCAACTTGGTTCTGGGTATGACAACCTGGCTGGACAGATCGAAACAACGACGGCCAGTTATCACCAGCAGACCCAGGCCATCAACACGCTTGAGGAACAGGCTTCACAACTGAAGTTTGAGATTTCGGAGTTGTCGAAAGAACACGCCTTCAACATTTCTGCTGACCAGAGTATTGATGAAATATTCACACTGATCCAACAGATCAAGGGTGTCGAGACTCAGATCAAGAAGATTTCTCCGGCGATGGTCAAGAGCGCCGAGGAACTTGAAAAACTGACGACCAAGCAGAAAGAAATTGGTGAAGGGAATGTTGAATTAGATGCGAGTGTTCTGCGTGTAACGAAGCGCTATGAAGAACAGCGCGCCGAGTACGACACGTTGAAGGCCAAGGCAGACGGTTTACGCAAGTCAATCGACGCGGCCACCGGCACCAGGAACTTCGACATAGATTCTGGTGATGCCCTGCGCGAACTTGAGGGCATGCGTACCGAGTTGAATGGAGTCGAGGGAGAAATTCGTTCGCTCCAGCCGGCAGCCCTGGAAGTTGGCGCAGTTCTGAAGTCATTGAAAGAACGCCAGGCCGATCTTGGATCGAGCAGTGTTACGCAGGGGATTAACCTTGTTACGGAGAACTACAACACGCAGATTGCAAAGATCGGTGAGTTGATAGGTGAAACTAACCGGCTGTCGAGCGAACTGAAACAAGTCAGTGGTGTCGAGGGTACAGACATAAGCACCAACCTGGGCGACAGCGGCCCGGAACTCGCAGAAATGATTGTGCGTCACACCGAGTTGACGAACCGAGTGATGGAACTTGGTTCTGCGGCTGGCCAGGTCCGGGCTGAAATCGACCTGTCGCGGGAGAGGATGCAGAGTTACAGCGCCGGCATGCAGACAGCGGAGCATGACGTTATTGAACTCACCGATCAGTTTAAAGAAGAAAGCATTGCGGTGGGTCAGTTGGGCGGCCAGATGGGAGAATTGCAGACGCAAGTTGATCGGGTCACTGGCAAAAAAGAGTTCGACATTAACGCGGCGGAAACAGAAACCGAGTTAGGGGCATTAAGGAGAACTCTGGATGAGTTGGATGTGGAGATTGCCAAGAAGTTTGCAGAAATTGGGCCGGGGAAATTTCGTAATGCCCTGGAACAAATGCTGGCGGATAATGCGGCAGCCAGGAAGAAACTTTCAGCAATCCCTGAAACGGTACAGGCAGCGCCGACTGACTTTGCGGCGCTGGCCAAGCAAAATCTGGAAGCAACCCTGGATGCAAATGAGAAAATCAAAAGCGCGCAGTTCGCAATCACGCGGGAACTGGCCGACATAGCGGTTAGCGGGAAACTTCGGGAGATTACCAAGACCAAGGAACTCCAGGCCCAGGAAGTTGAAGGGCTGCTGGAACTTGAGCGCATCAGGCAGCAGAACGAAGCGGAACGCAAAGGTGTTCCGTTGCAGTTCAAGGAACAGGAAGAACGCTTAAAGATTGAGCAGGACGTTTTCCAAAAACACTATGGTCAGTTGGAAAAACTCCGTTCCGATTATCTCAAAGGTGGCGCTATCTCCATAGGCGCGAGCAGGTCACTAATTGTTGCCGAAGCAGCGCGAGAGACTGAAGCGCTCATTGAAGAATTTGAAACAAGGCGGGACAGAGAACTTGAGATTCAGAATGAGATTGCCGATTCAATTGTCGAGGGGCGTATAGAGGCCGGGGAACGGCTGGCGGAACTTGCTGAAGAACAGGCAGCAGAACAGGTCACTAGAGAGTTTGAGGCGCGGATTGCTGCCAAGGAAGCGGCTGGCGAACTCACTGACGATGACAGAGTGAAACTTGAGATTGAGAGAGATAAGAAACAGTTTGAACTCCAGTTGAAATTGCTCCAGCAATACCTGGCGAAACGTGATGCGCTGATTAAAGGCAGTCAGTTCAAGAGCAAGTTACTGACCAAGGTGACAGCCAAGTTTGAAGGCACGACCTGGGGCAAGACATACAAAGGGATCATTTCGAATTTGGAAGAATATGGGCGCGTGAATGAAAAAGTTGGCCGTGCTGTCTTCTTATTCAAGCAGGCTGTTGCGGCGGCTGATATTGTGGTTTCAACCGCCACCGCGATTGCCGAAGCATTACCGAATTATCCGCTTGCGGCTGCCGTCGCTATTACTGGCGCTTTGCAGTTGGCAACTGTTGTTGCTACGACGATAGGAGGGGCCAGTTCCAGTTCCGGTGTTGGATCAGCGCCTAGTTCTACGCCGGAAGTTGAGGATATAGAACCGGCAGATGAGCCGGAGGGCAGAGCAAGTGTCGAGGTTCACTTTCACGGCGCTGTAATTGGCGACGACGACACTGCCAAACAGTGGATAACGGATGTTCTCGCTGAAGCGGTTGAGGACAGAGACCTTGTAATAATTTCAGGCGGGTCAAGACAGGCCCAGGAGATAAGGGAAGGATAATGCCAGCCAGCGCACAATTTACAATTGAAAGATCAGTGGCAACCGGCCACGCTGTTGATGCCTTACAGGTCATAAACTTTTCGCTCTTGTTGCAGGGCAAGGATCGAGGCCGGGGAGTAGACAGGGATGTGCAGTATTCGATTGGCAATTCTGTTTTCATTAACCGGCATGAGTCATGGACCACTTGGCGATGCAAGTCTGTTCCTGTCACCGGCATCACGCTGGAATACTTCCGTGAGTTCCTTGATTCGGTGGAGACCCAGGAGTTTCAATTCGATCCGGTGAATGCGGTTCCCACTGACCCAGACGCTATAGGGGTCGTTCTGTCCCGCGCAGGATACCGGGAGAAGCGGGAGATAATGAGGGGTGATACCGAGACTGGTGATTATTTTAGTTTCACCTGGGATATGCGGCAGGTGAGCAGTGGCACGTAACGACACCGTAACAGATCGAGCCAGACTAACGGCGGGAGTAAGAACGCCAAGGGTTGTTGTCAGGTTCTTGTTTGATTCATCGTCGCCGTCCTGTACGTCACATTTCGGTATTTCAAACCTGCCAGGGACAAAGATCGAGGGCTGTATCAAAGGCATCAGTACGATCAGCCAGGAGGTATGGCCGGAAGATGGGCGGTCAACGATCGGTGATCTGACAGTAAGACTACTCGATAACTCTGAGCCAGTTAGTTTTACCGAGGAATTGCGTGACCAGTTAGATAACAGCAACGAAGGTATCAAGAACAAAGAGGTCCAGGTTTATATCGGGTTCACTGACGACTTCCTGAACTACACCTTGGTAAACACATATTTTGTTGACGGTAATGTCAGTTATCGTGATGGCGTTTACACAATAAAGGCTGCCGATAAAACCAGAGCGTTACGCAAGCAGGTTTTTTCTGTCAAGTCGGCCCTGATGGCGGAATCACTGGACGACGGCACACCCTCTCCGCCACAGACCACAATCCAGACAGATACAGATTTGCTGGAAGAAGGGTTCTCGACAATAGAAAC